AAGCGGGCGATATAGTTGAGTTAGGCGCAGATGAAGCGACTGCGTTAAAGGGATATGGGCGCATTGATAATGCCCCTGAGCCTAAGCCTGTTAAGGCTCCGACTGATCGGGCTGCAAAGCCTAAGACCACAAGGGCCAAAAAATGAAGATTACGCTGATTAAAGACGCATCTTGGAGCGGCAAGAATGGCAAGGCTGGTGCAAGCCATACAGTTGATGACCGTGTCGCTCAGAAGCTAATTGATCGCGGATATGCCAAGCCATATGTAAAAGAAGAAAAGGCTGAAGAAGATGGCGCTGCCACTAGCTGATGACTTAGCAGACATATTTGACGTTGACGAATTTGCCACTGCGGTCACTTATGATGGCGGCACGATCAACGGCATTTTCGACAATGAAACTATTCCTGTTGATACGGGTGGTTATGTTGCTGTTCACGAAGAGCAGCCGCGCTTGACATGCAGAACAACAGACATCTCAAGCATAGCGTATAACCAAGCTATGGTTATTAATGCGGTGACGTATTATGTGCGGGCGTGGATACATGATGGCACTGGCGTCACTGTCGTTCAGTTGGAGAAATCATAGTGGCTCACGTTAGGCAGCAAATAAGAGAGCGCATAGTTTCGGTGCTTAACTCTAACGTTACGCTTGTTAGCAACCGCGTATATGGCACTAGGGTTTATTCTTTGACTGACGCTGACTTGCCAGCCATCACGGTTTATGCGGGATCAGAAGCATCTGCGCTGCAAACCATTGGTGTAAAGACATCTGCGCGTGTTGTTTCCATTGAGGTGGACGCATATGTACGAGCAACAACTAATTTTGATAATGATGTGGATGCGATTGCTGTCCAGATCGAAGAGGCAATAGCCAATGACTTCACTGTCAATGGTCTTGCAAAGTCGGCTGTGCTATCCAGTACAGACATCAACTTTTCGGGTGAAGCGGAGCAGCCAATAGGTTCCGCAAAGCTGACATTTGATGTAAGGTATGATACAGCTATCGATGACGTAGAAACGGCCAGATAAGGAGGCTCCAATGGCTACACATACAGGCAGCGAAGGAACCGTAAAGGTCGGTTCTGATGCCATCGCAGAAATCCGCTCTTTCAGCTTAGAGGAAAGCGCAGATACCTTAGAAGATACAACTATGGGCGACACTGCTCGCACATATAAATCATCTTTGACAACATTCACTGGATCAGTTGATGTTTTCTGGGATGAAACCGATACAACTGGTCAAGGTGCTTTGACAATCGGTGCTTCTGTTACGCTTAATGTTTATCCAGAGGGCGATACTTCTGGTGATACATATTATACTGGCACAGCCATTGTTACCGGCGTCACACGGTCATCATCATTTGATGGTCTTGTGGAAGCATCAATAACTGTGCAAGGTAGTGGGGCATTAACAGCTACAACGGTGTAACCCATGTCCAACCCTATAGACGCCTTAGACGATTATATATCAAATATCGAAACAAGGCATGTAGAAGTAACATTACGCGCAGGGGCCAAGCCTCTGCGTGTTTACTATACCCCTATGACTTCTGGCGAAATGTCAACGATCCAGAGGAAGCATTCTGATTTTCCATCTGCCAACATAGATGCTCTGATTGATCTAATTGTCTTGAAGGCTCTAAAGGAAGATGGAGAGAAGGCTTATACGATTGAGCATAAGCCTAAACTAAAGCGCATTCCCCATGAGGTGATCTATAAGATCAGTGCGCCTATGATGTCTGCTGGCTCTATTGAGGAAGCCGAGGGAAACTAAGGAAAGACCCATTCAGGTTTAATTTAATCGCGTTAGCAGATAGATTGGGCCGCACGATTAGTGAGATTGAGAAAATCACATTAACGGAGTATAATGAATGGGTCGCATACTTTAAGATCGCAGACGAAAGGCGGGAAGAAGATGGCAAGCGCAGAACAGCTAAAGTTTGAACTTCTCGCGGTTGATCGCGCTAGTCGGCCCATTCAGCAAGTTCAAGGTCGCGTTAGAAACTTTGATCGTCAGATAAAGCAAAGCTCAATACAGATGAACCAATTTGGTGGGTCTGTTACTGGCGCTCAAAAAAGTTTACGCAAGTTCGCTATGGGCGGCGTTCAGCAAGCGGGTTATCAAATTGGTGACTATGCTGTTCAGGTCGCCAATGGAACCAGTGCAACGCAAGCCTTTGGGCAGCAAGCCGGTCAGTTCTTACAGATATTTGGCCCATTTGGTGCTGTGCTTGGCGCTGCGGTATCTGTGTTCGCTGCGTTCAAAATGGCGGCTGATAAGGCTGGCGCGAGTGTTGATAATGTTGGAAAGAAGATTGATCTAGCTAAAAATAGCATAGATGCGTTTAGGCAATCATCAGAATTAGCCAATATAAGTTCAGGGGAGCTTACAAAGCAATATGGGATGATGGCCTCAGAAGCTAAAGAGCTTTTCGAGGTTCAGAATGAAATAAATAAGCTGGCTGCGTTTAGAGATGTAGGGACGGCAGTTGAGCTTGCAACTAAATCATTTGGTGACTTTGGAGATAGATCAAAAAGCGCAATATATGGAGCGGCAGAAGCGTTTGCTGAGCTTAATAAGAAGCGTGAGAGCCTTCAGTTGCTTGGCGAAAAAAGCCCGTTTTTTGATATTACTCGCACGTTGCCAACGCAACTTATGGCTGTAAATGAAGCACTAAATGAACACGTGATGGAGCCAGTTGTTCAGTTAGCCAAAGAGTTTGGAATTACTACAGATCAAGCAGCCCTTTTAGCTGATACAGTTCAAGATGCTCAAACAGCAAATAGCTTGAAGGAGCGAGTTGCCGCATTAGTCACTACTAGGAATATATATAAGGATTTAGCCCTTGCTGATGGTGAAATCTCTGAGAGTGAGCAGGAAAGACTAAACACGCTGTTACAAGCGCAGATGTCATATATAAAAATAAATTCTGAGCTAGGTCAAAGCGCTAGAACTTATGTTGACATAATTGGCAGCGAGCAAGGTCTTGCCCAAGCGGTTGAAGCTGCAAACCAAATTTATGAGAGTAGGCTTGGCACTATAGACACTACCGCCAACGATTATGTTGATATATTGGGCAGTGAAAAGGGGCTTTCTGCGGCTATAGCGGCGAACAATAAGCTATACGCAGATAGGCATGCGGCGAGGCAGTCTGAGGTAGAAGTTGCTCGCGCAGGATTTATGATTGAGGCTTCTGTAACGGTTGCAGAAACCGAAAGGGCAAAAGCCATAAAAGAAATGCAAGAGGCTTATGCAAAAATAACGGGCGGTGATAAGGGCAGCGAAAGCATAAAGAAAACCGCCAAGATCATCAAAACTGAACTAAGCCCAGAGCTTATGCGGATCAAAGACGCATCTGAGATGGTAGGCCAGTCATTTGAAAATGCATTCATGTCTATAGCTGAAGGCACTATGACAGCCAAGGACGCATTTAAAACAATGGCGCGAGATATTATTTCTGAGCTTTATCGGATATTCGTGGTTAAGCAGATTACGGGGTTTATCACGCAAGCATTCGCACCTAAGCTTGCTGGAACCGGCGGCGGTGGCGGCAAAGCTATTGGTGGGCCGGTTCAAGCTAATCAGTCTTATGTTGTTGGAGAGCGTGGCCCAGAGATGTTTGTACCTTCACGTTCAGGCTCAATCGTACCAAACAATAAGCTTGGCGGCGGTGGCGGCGTAGTAGTCAATCAAACCATCAACGTCACCACAGGCGTACAGCAAACCGTACGTGCTGAAGTGCTAGGCTTGATGCCCCAGATAGCAGAGGCATCTAAAGCTGCTGTATTAGACGCTAAACGGCGTGGCGGCGCATTTGCAGGAGCATTTTAAATGGCTATTACATATCCTAGATCGCTGCCTACCCACACGGGTTTAATGAGCATTACGCTAAGAGCGGTTAATCAAACTGCTTTAACGATGTCACCATTTAGCTTTAAGCAGCAGATCCATAATCATAGCGGCCAAAGATGGGAGGCCGAAATTCAACTGCCGCCTCAGAATAGAGCAGATGCAGAGCAATGGATAGCTTGGCTGCTAAGCTTGAATGGCATGGCTGGGTCATTTTTGCTTTTTGATCCGCTAAATACCACACCAAGAGGCGCTTTAGGTGGCACTCCTGTTGTAAACGGGGCCAGTCAGGTTGGCGGCTCATTATCCATTGATGGTTGTAGCAATAGCGTTACTGGTTGGCTGAAGGCTGGGGATTACATTCAGTTGGGGGGTGGCGCATCTGCTACCTTGCATAAGGTTCTTACAGATGTTGATACCAATGCCAGCGGGCAAGCCACGATTGATCTGTGGCCGTATATCAGAACTGCACCTTCAGATGGTGCGACTGTAACCACATCAAATTGCGTTGGCAGATTTAGATTGAATAGTGGTCAGCAAGATTGGACTATTAACAGCGCCTCAATTTACGGGATTACATTTGCTGCTATTGAGGTCGTGCCATGACCAGAGTTTTAGGAACTGTAGCGGATGTCCTTGAGCTTGACGAAATATTCCCGTTCTTTGCCATGCAGCTTATGTTTGATGAGCGCAAAACAACATTCAACGGGAGCATTGTGCAACATGGCCCGTTGTATCTTTGGACTGGCCTTGGTGATCTTACGCATGAAGGAATAACCTATATTGGCACAGGCAACATGCTGCAAATCTCTGAGGTTACTGAGACAGCCGATTTAAGGGCCGCTGGCGCCACTATTACGCTGTCGGGGGTTCCATCAGAAACAATCTCCTTGGCGCTTCAGGAGCCATATCACGGGCGCGAGTGTCGCGTTAAGTTTGGCATTTTAGACGCAAACAGAAATAAAACACTGAACGAAGATGGCGATGCTATTCTTTACGAAGATACTTCAGATGTTGATAACTCTGCTGGAACTGTCAGCCTGCTGGTTGATTTATTCACTGGCTATATGGATCGGATGGATATTGCAGAGAGTCCTGATAGTTCGGTCATATCGCTGTCTGTTGAAAACAAGTTGATTGATTTGCAGACCCGAAAGGTCAAAAGATACACATCTGAGTTCCAAAAGATCCTTTATCCAAACGACAAAGCTTTTGATTATTTGAATGATCTGCAAACGCAAAAGCTTAAATGGGGCGGTGAAAGATGAGCGCCTTTGATAGATATTTAGAGCAATCAAGGCAAAAGCCTTTCGCTTGGGGCGATCATGACTGTATCACATTCGCAAACAAAGCTTGCGCCGCGCAAAGAGGTTGCGGGTTTGCAGACGAGTTTCTCGGCAAATATACTACATCGAAGGGTGCGCTTTTAACCTATCAGCGTTGGATTAGATCAACGAAATATGGTAGTTTGATAGATGCGGTAGATGATAGGCTTGAGAGATTGAAAACCAACATTCCACCCATTGGCTCTATTGTTGCCAAACAAGATGATTTATCAAATGCGGTTTTGCCGATTAAGTTTGGCGTTTGCGTTGGTAGGCTGATAGCCTTTGTCGGCGCAGACAGATTAGTTTTGCGCCAGCCCTCTAGCGATATGATTTTCTGGGGGGTAAGCGATGGGCAGTGAACAAGATAGAAACAGGTTTTTTGGCGCTGTCATAACTGGCGCGGCTCTTGTGGCGACAGGCGGCGCGGCAGCATTTACTGGCGTGGCTGGGGGATTAAGCACGTTTTCTGCTGCTGGCGCTTTAGCAGTTGCACAAGTTTCTGCAATTAGTCTTGCCGCTGGTTACGCCTACAGCGCACTTGCAGGAAACACGAGCTTACCCGACTTCCGAAATCAAGTCAGGTCATATGACATTAATCAACTTGGCTCTGCCCTTCCAACTGCTCAGGTTTACGGTGAAACTAAAATTGGTGGCGCAATATTCTATCAAGAGACTACAATCGAAAATGATTACCTGCACAGAATGATTGCGTTTGCAGACCATGAGATAGAGAGCTTTGAAGAAGTATACCTTGACGAATACAAGCTTACATTGGCCGATGACGGTCGTGTGAGTGGTGCAACTGACATTGCTGGTAATGAAATTGATATTTTTACGTCAGATGAATACGCAGTAGCGTATATTGCCCAAATCCAAGAAAAGCTAGGCACAGCAGATCAATCTTACAGCCCGATTGATGGTAGCGAAGTTTGGGACGCAAGTCACACTGCATCAGGCGTTGCATATCTTCACTGCAC